TGCTCAGGGACTCCCAGGCCTGCGACCAGTCACCGCGCACGACAGCCATGCCGGCATCGATGACCTCGCGCAGCATCTGCATCCCGCCCACAACGATAGGCTTCAGGGCCGCCCAGACCGTCGCAATTGTGCCCTTGATGCCGACCCAGGCCGCCTTGATAAGAGCGGCGTTCACGCCCATTGAGTCGGCAAGCGCCTGGATAGTAGGGATGATAGACGCCTGGATCAGATCCATGATGGCGCGTAGGTCGCCATCCATCTCGCCGAACGCAGAGAGCACCTCGTCCACGCCGGAGACGATGCTGGAGGAGACCTCGTCCCAGGCAGAGAGCATCCACTGCCAGGCCTCGCGCAAGCCAGACTGGATCGCGCTGATGGCGTCAGCCACCCGCTGGCGCATCCCACCCCAGTCTCGATACCACGCCAGGGCGAGAGCCGCAGCAGCGGCACCGACAGCAGCCAGGGCAATCACGACAGGAGCCACGGAAGCGGCCACCGTCGCAAACCCACCGGCGATGGCGGCCAGGGTCGCAGTGAGTCCACCTGTCGCCAGGAAACCGACCACAGACACGATACCAGGGGCCAGGGTCAGCAGGGCACCGGCGGCCAGGGAGATGGCAGCGCCGATGGCCGAGAACACGGCAGCGGACCTCTTCACCGGCTCAGGCAAAGCCACGAACCAGCCGATGACCGAACGCAGCATCTCGTTCATCCACGCCAGGACCGGAGCCAGACCCTCGCCGATGGAGAGCATGAGGTCGGTAATGAGGTTCTTCAGCAAGCCCGCTTGCTCGCTCAGGGACTTGGAGATTTCCTCCGCGCCACGGGCAGCAGCCCCGGACCTGTCGGCCATAGATGCCAGGGCATCGGCGTAGGCCTGTCCTCCACCAGCACCGAGCATCTGGATGGCCCGCATGCCCGTGTCGTCGAGGATCGGCTTCAGGATGGCAGCGTCGCCGCCAGAGGCCTTGTATAGGGCATCGATGGCGCCCTTCAGGCCCTTTTCGCTGAGGGTCTGCCGCAGTTCATCGGCGGACAGCCCGATGCTGTCCAGCATCTTCCGAGCGTCACTGGACGGCGCCTGCATCTTGACCAGGGCGGCGTTCAGTGCCGTCAGAGTCTCGGCAGTGGGCATGCCCTTCACGGTCATGACCGCGATGGCAGCGGACAACTCCTCGAACTTGACCCCGGCCAATGCCGCCGTGGTGGTGGCCTTGCTCAGGTTCTGGGCCAGTTGCGGGACCGTGGTCTGGCCCAACTCAACCGTCTTGAACAGGATGTCGGCATAGTCGGCTGCCTCTGCGGCGCCAGCACCGTAGGCCCGCAAGGTCCCTGTCATAGCAGACATGGTCTGCTGCGTGTCGGCCATGCCAGCCTTGGACAGCAGCAGCGAGGCTCTCAGGACCTCCTGCTGTTCGGCGGCATCGGTGAACCCAGAGGACGCCGCAGAATAAGCCGCCCGCATGGTCTCGGTAGCCGAGGTGTTGAGGCCCAGGTCCAGGGTCAGGCTACGGATGTTGCTGCGGTAGTTCCCAAGCTGGGACTCCGACATCCGCATGATGGAGTTGACTTCGCGAGCCGCCGCGTCAAACTCGGCAAAAGCCTTCGTGGCCACGCCGAGACCGGCAAGAGCCGCACCCCCAAACCCCATGAGGCTCTTGCCGGCGCCGGCGATGCGTTCGGAGACGTTGCGGTTAAAGTCCTTAAGGGATCTCCCGATCTGGCGCTCCCACTCCTTCAGCCCACGCTGGGACTCGCGGAGACCACGGGCCCAATCGGTCGCGTCGAGGCCAAGGGTCGCACGGACTCCACCCACCACCAGGTCAGCCATTTAGACCCTCCTCAATTTGGGGGCGGTAGCCCCGGTGGTAGCCTCGTGGGCTTCTGCGTTCCGCCGGCCTCGGCGGACATGCGCCGGTTGTGGCCCTCCACAAGGGCCCCGAACTGGTCCAGGCTCGACTCCCAAAACTCAGTTTCGGAGCGCCGAAACACGACCAGCGCGAGATAGTAGCGCCAGGGCCAGTCTAGGCCTGGCGCTTGCGAGCGTTTCCCCGGGCAGGCTCCGGCTTGCCGGACACGTCCACCTGGAACGCTTCGCCCACCATCAGCATGATCGGCGTCAAGAAGGCGTCCGCTCCATCGGCAGTCAGCATCGCAGGGACCCGCTCAGCGAACCGCAGATACTGCTCCGAGTCCCGGTCATAGGACACCGGGTCTCCAGACCTGGCGCGGTCGGTCGCCGAGAGGGAATAGGCGAGGTCCAGGAGGACCTGCATCGGCGGCATGCCACCATCCTGGAACTGCGCCAGGAACTCCTGCAACTGCTGCCCGGTGAGCTTCTCCAGGGTATACCAGGCTCGGTTGTCAGCCCGGAACAGGACGGTCTCGCCGTCCAGCATCATCAGCCTGCGCTCAGGCACTGTGAGATTCATGGGACCTCCAGAGGGCTAGATAGAGGTGGGGCGGGCCCCCTAGCCGGAGCCAGCCCCAAGAGGTGAGGCGGGCTAGGCCGTGGTGAAATTGATGACGTGCTGCGCGGCCAGGCGGTTGCCAGCCAGGTCGCGGGCGCCAGTGGTCACGCCGGCGATAAACACCGTGGACCCAGCGAAATCAGTGGTGGGCGTCAGGGTCGCAACCTTCGTCGAGGGCGAGTAGGACAGATCGAACGCCTTCGCGGTACCGTCAGCGGCGACCAGGAAGAACGACGCAGGAGCCATCGACGAGGGCATCATGCTCTCGCTGAACGTGAAGGTCACGACGGCATCCACGGCCACCCCAGAGTCGCCGTCGGTCGGAGAAGAAGAGACCACGGTCGGAGGAGTCGTGTCCACCACGGTAGGGATTGCAACGGCCGTCTCGTTCTTCACGAACGAGAGCATCTTGCCAGTGCTCTGCAGAGGCAGGCCCGAGTAGTCGAACGAGACCTGGGCATAGGACTCATTCGAAAACTCGACCGAGAACCCGGTCACGCGGACCTTGTGGAGGATGATGTGGAAGTCGCCAGCCCCGCCCACGTCGGCGCCTCCCAGGTAGCGGATCTGCGACTCCAGTTTGAAATAACCCGGCAGGTTGGTGCCCAGCAGGTCGAACGTGACCGACTCGTTCGGGGTCACGCCATCCGTCGAGACTGCCCCTCCGGTCAATGTGGCCAGGGTGTCCAGTCCGATCATCGCGTGACGGACGCTACCGGTAACCTTGTCGGGCTTGCTGTACACATCGAGCGTCTGGGCGTCGCCCTTCTGCTCGGCGGTGATGTATTCCATGTTTGCGCTGTGGTTCTGGACGCCGGCCACGTCCACGCCGTTGCCATAGACGGCAGCGCCGCCCACAGGATCGGCCGTCAGCGGGAACAGACGGCAGTCGTCCAGGTTGTAGGTGATGGTGTCTCGCGAGATTGCCACGGGTTGTCCCTCCTTTACGTCTGGGCCAAGAATTCGTAATTACAGATGACCCGCCATGCCTGCCGCTCGTCCTGGCCCAGCGAGAACGGAGGCTGTATCGCCTTGCTGTAAATGATTCGCGTGCTGCCCATCGTGCGCGGGGCAGATGGCTCGTTGAGCAGCGCGTAGATGGCCCGCGCCATAGCCATCGCAGCGGTCAGGCTGCGGTAACGGCAGGTGACCTGGGCCGTCAGCATCACGGATCCTGTCGGCCGGTCGGAACGCTCACCGCCGGTCTCGATGACCAGGACGCCCTCAAGCACATCCTGGGGGAACTGGCCTCGAAAGACTGTGCCCCCGGCGGTCAGGCCGAGGGCACTCTGGGCAGCTAGCCAGGTGCGGAGGTCCGCTCCGAGGTCTGTTAGCATCAGCCACTCATCTGCTTTCTGACGGCGCGCCTCAGTCGGCGCTCATCGGTCGTGGTGGCCTGGCTCCTCGCGGAAGCAATGGCAGACAGGACATCCTGAACGTTGGCCCCGACCGTCCGCAGGAAGTCCTCCTTGGCGGCCCGCAGCGGCACTTCAAGATATTTCGCCTGCCCGCTCGCGTGCTGCCACTCCATGCGCTCGTGCTGGGCTGCAGCGTGTCGAGCCGCAAACCGGACCACCCAGATCCGTTTGCGCTTGTGGTAGTAGACCCTTACCGACCTCTTTAGCGCCACGTAGTCAGAGCGCTTATCCCGCGGCTCCGGGTCCTCTGGGGCCAGTTGCTTGGCCTTCTCGGACACGTCCTTGGCGATGCCTCGGATGGCCTCCTCGAGCACCCAAACCGGCATGCCCTCGAGCGAGGCCAGCATCGCCAGCAGTTCTCCGGTGCCCTGGATTACGGCCCCGGTTATGCGCTCGTGGTCGCGCGCCATCAGCCGGCCCGCCCGGTCCAGGCGACGCGATGGCTCAGGACATCGAGAGCAAACTCCTCGGTCACGCTCAGAACGTGGTAGGTTGCGCCGGAGTAGGTTACGCGGTCGCCCTCGCCGATGGCCGTTGCCGGCCCCAGGAAAACCTGCATGTCGGAAACCACCTGTTCCCCGGCCTCGTTGCGGATGAGCCGCTTGCGCTGCTGCACCCTGGCCAGGGCCGACACAGAGGAGGCGTAAGTGGCCTGTCCGTCAACGTCGCTACCTGTGCGGCGTTGGATGGTGACCGTCTGGGTCAGGTAGGTGTCAATCATCAGCCCTCCCGCCCGTCTACCACGATCCTACCCCACCGCTCGATCCAGGGGGCCAGCAGAGCCGAAGCCTCGGGGCAAAGCCACCGAAGGCCAGAGCCCAAAAAGGTCTCCGATGTGCTGCCAACCCGGAAAGAGGTCACCCCCTCCGACTGGAGCTGCTGGCGTACGCTGCGCCCACCGGTGGCCCCGTGCTGCACCACCCATAGAGCCTGCTCGAAGCAGGCCTCCTGAACCTCGTCGGGCACTTCCAGGAGGTCTGCAGACTCCTCGGAGCAGTAATCACGAGGGAACTGCAGCGCCTGGCTGGCGTAGGTCTTGCGGCCCCGGAAGCGGCAGCGGTCTATCTCCCGGGTGGCCTGTCGGAGGGCCTTCTCCTGGTCGGCATCGCTCAGGGCGGCCCAAGCATCGGTGCCAAACCGGGAGGCGGCGTAGCCGTCGGCCTCGTTCAGCGATACGTAGCTGTCGGCGCTGGCGCTGCCGGGAGTCGTTACCAGGGCCATGATGCCTCCAGGAGGAGCCAGCGGACCCAGGTCACCCCAGGCCCGCCGGCATCGGGACTAGACGATCAGGAACACGTCCACGGCGCTGCCGTCGAGGTCGGTGTCCAGCTCGATGGTGTTGCCGGAGACGTCGGAGGTCGAGGTCGCCACAACGGGCGGGTTGGACTCGCGGATGTTGTTGTGCAAGGCCGCGATGACCGTGTCCGCCTGCAGCTTGTAGGGCAAGCCAAGCAGGTTGCCATAGCCGATGGAGGTGGTCGCTCCGTTGCCGTCGTGGGCCGGGATGGTGACCTTGCTGACGTGCCGGAACGCCTTGCTCCCGGCGACGCTGCCAGCCGTGTCCTCGGTGAACGCAGGCAGGGTCTCAGAGATGACGTTGCCCGCCATGTCCTCGCCCTCGATGACCACCTGAATCGCCTTGATGTCGTCAGCCACGCCGCCGGCGGTGGCGGTGATGTTGCGCGGGTAGAACGGGGCGCTCAGGCCCTCGGTGATTTCCTGCGGCTCACCGGTGTCAGTGACAGCGGCCAGAACGCCAGCAGCGTCAGCGGCAGCGGCCTGCTCGGCCGAAAGCTCCAGGTGTGCCACGAAGGCGCGGTCGGCGCGAACGCCGGGGATGTCAGTCTGCAGCTCCTGCCCGGCGGCAGGGTTGTAGGGATACCAAGCCATGTTTTTTGCCCCTCCATTTCAGTGGGCCGGGGCCTCTCTCGGAGCCCCCGGCCGGTCATGTGCTACGCGGTCAGGATGCTGAACGGATAGCGGGTGGCAGCGTTGGCGTTGCTCGGGTTGATCGGGTTGGGCAGGGCCCAGCCGATACGCATGACGGCGCGCAGGGCAACCATGTCCTGCTGAGCCAGGTTGAACACCACGGCTCCCTGAGCGTCAGTGATGACGGCCTGGTCCAGGACCTTGTAGGTCAGATCCTGTCGCATCGCCCAGACCAACTGCGACCAGTCGCCAGAAAACAGATACTGCGGCGACGCGGCCATGCAGCCGTTGCGCGGGAACCGCACCTGGCCACCGAGGATGTCGAAGAACGGCACCCCATTGACCATCGAGGCCGAGAAGACTGGGGCACCATCGGCACCACGGCAGGATCGCAGGCGGGACATCATGGACGGGGCAGCGATGTGCCCGGTGACCATATAGCCATCCTCTTCCACCAGGTTGTGGACTCCGCCGAGATTGAACAGGGCGTCATAGATGTCCACATGGTTGCCCAGAGAGACGACATGCCCGGCAGCGGTTGCACCGGTCACCAAGTCGTCCGGGAAGTTGGCTGGAGCGTTGGTCCCGCGCAGAACCGTATTGTCGAATGCGCGCCCGAAGGCCTCGGACAGCAATGGCTGGACTTCGCCCCAGATGTCATAGTCCAGATCATCCTTCACGACCTCGGGGATGGGCACGATGACGGCCAGCTCCTCGGCGTAGACATAGACGCTATCCCAGTTGACTTCCGTGGTCTGCTTGAGGCCGATGTCCGGGGTCTGCGGGTTGTTCGCTGACGGGTTGATCCAGTAGGCCTCGGGCAGAGCCGTGACCACAGGAATCCGATACTGGCCTCGAGAGATGTCTGGCAGGCGTCGGGCCATGCCCATGACCGCAGACAGTTCCGGGACGTGAGACAGAATCTGCTGAGACGCCTCCTCGGGGATGAGGGCCCCAGCGTCGGTACGAGAGATGTTGTTGTTGAATGCCATGCTGTCCTCCAAATGAAGAGGCCGCCCATCGGGACGGCATCAAAAATCAGGGATATGCGGGACAGACTTGTTAGAGAATGCCTCTCAGGACGTTGTTCACGGCCTGATTGACACTGCTGCCACTGCCGTTCCCGCCGGGTGGGTTGCCGCCACTGGCTCGGCGCTGGGGTTGCTGCTGCTGGAACAGGTAGGGCCGGGACTCGGCCAGGGCCTTCAGGGCCTTGCCGATGCCGACAGGCTTGCCGTCCTGCATCTGCAGGAGGCCTCGGTCGGCCAGCGAGAACGCGGCCTCCGGGTCGATACAGCCAGACTTCATAGCCTCGGCCTCGAAACGGGTCTGCAGCAGGATCTGATGCATCTGCTCCCGGGCGGCCTGCGCCTCGGCTCGGGCCTCGTCACGCTCCACTTTGATGCGCTCAGCCTCGGACATCTGCGCCTTCCGCAGAGTGTCCAATTCCCGCTGCGCCTTCTCGTGCTGCCGCTTCCAGTAGCCATCGCTGTTGCTCTCCGGCACGGGGGGCCGGGTGTCGGCGGTCTCCTCCGCCGTGGGGGTGCCAGTGGCCTCGTCGCTCATGGGGGTTGCCTCCTCCGGCTATGCCGGGTGCGTCTCGTCCTATTCGGACGGATGGTTCTCGGCGATGTCCCCCGCCGGAGGGGTCGCGGGGACCGGGCTCTCACCGCGGATCCGCTGCAACTCGTTGCGCGCTTGCGCCTCGTCCACGTTGTCGATGCGCCGGATGGCCGTCTCACGCGAGGAGAGGCCGGCCTCAACACGACTGCGCTCCACCTCGACGGCCTCGATATAGTCATCGGGGATGCCGTCCATCCAGTGAATCTCGATGTCCACCGGGTCGGGGCCACCGTGGATGGCCTGTAACTCCTGCGCGAGGGAGAGCAGGCGCCTAATGCCGGCGTCGAAATACTGCCGCTTCCGCGCGATCTTGGCCTGCGTGCGGATGAACCGCATCCGCATCGCCCGTCCCGACTCGATGCTGCCGGCCTTGTCCAGGCCGAACGCCGCCGGGCTCACCTCGGCCATGCGGAATATCTGGTCCTGGAGGTGCTCCAAGTGCGTGAACGCGGCCTCGAGCTTTGCGTCCCAAGTCACGTAGCGCACCACGCTGCCCTCGGCCACCGACCCAACCTCGTAGAGGTCCATGTCTGACAGGCGAATCTCGCCACGGGCATCGGTAGCACCGGCAGGCAACACCAGCTTCGGTGCCGCGTGTCGGTCCAGGATGGCGTCGGTCTTCGAGAGGCGGTTGTTGACCGCGTCGAACAACGACTCCAGGTCGTAGTAGTCGGACATCCCCCAGAGTCGGGATCCGTGCCGGAAATTCGGGACATGCACCAGCATCGAGCGCCCGATGCCAGTGGACTCCTCCTCCATCGGAGTTGCGTCGCCATAGACCCGAGACAGGGGCACCTGGACCCCGACCTTCCCGCTGCCCTCGTTGAGCTGGTAGGCAGACTGCCGGATCAGGCCCGGGGTATGCTCCTCTACCCGCAGGTAGCAGGTCCGCTGACCCGGCACCCGATGCACCCAGGCGATGCTCTCCGAGACTACCTCGCGGACGTTGTCGGCCGAGGTCTCCGCAAAATACGAGTAGGCTGGGACCTCCTCGATGATGACAGACTCCTCGGGGTCGGCCTCATGCCGCTTGCCCCGGCGCACCCGAAACACGGCGTCTCCGCGGAACGAGGCCGACAGTTCGGACTCGTAGAGCACCGTCGGCAGTGAGTTGGCGCGAATCAGGGCCTTCAGCGAGTCCAGGCCCGGGCCATCGGGGGCGTTGAAGACGGGCGTTTCCCCGAACAGCAGATCGGCGCAGAGCTTGCTGATGAGACCAGCATAGTTGGCGGTCAGGTAGATGATGCGCCGCCGACGGCTCGGAACGAAGGCCGATAAGTTCTCGAACGCCTTTGCGTGGTCGCCCTCGAACAGGGCCTGATAACGGGCATAGCGGGAGAGGCGGTCGGCGTCCCCCTCCGGGGGCCAGGTCCCACCATTCCACTGCAGCATCTCGCTACCATCCTTCAGGCTTTGTGGCCACGGCGCGGAATTGGCCCTGCGCCGGGAACAGGTCTGTCAGCGCCCACACCAGGGCATCCATCCGGTCAGGAGACCTGCGGGTCTCCCCAGGGACCCAGGAGCACATCTGGTCCTCAAGCCTCGCCAACTGGCCGATGTGGTAGATGCGCCCGCGCTCATACAGCGCGACGAACGGCTCGGCCCGGGTCACCTTCCCCCTGGTCGCCGTCACGGTCTTGATGCGCGGCATCCGCCGACCCTGACACACGCTCCGCAGCGTGTGCGCCACCATCGAGCCGCCCCGGTTGGTCTCCACTACCAGGCAGTCAGCCTGATGGTGGTCATGCGCGAACATCGCAGCCTCCGCCCAATCAGCCGGGCTCCCGTCGAGCGACGCATCGTCAATCACGAAGGCCCGCTTGTCGGCAGTCAAGCCGACCACCACAATGCCAGTTTCGTCCCTGTCCTGGCCCTGCGTAATGGCCGGGTCCACCCCGACCACCACGCGGATAAAGGACGGGATGGGCGTCCCCGCCGGCCACCGCTGCTTCTCGATGATGCTCGGCCTCCAGAGGGCCCCCTCGACGTCCTCCAGGATCTCCGCCAGAATCTCCTGCCGGCCCATCCGGGTGCCCTCATACTGCGAGAGGATTTCCGCGAAAAACGACGGCGCCAGGTTGGCCCTGTTCTCGTAGGTGCTGCCCCTCGTAACCACCGTCCCGCTCCGGCCGAGGATCTCCCTCAGTAGCGGCAGAGGCCTGGGCGTCGTCGTGATGACCGTCTGTGGATTGCGCCCGATGCGCATCCCATACTGCAGTTGCTGCCAGGCCTCCAGGTAGCGCCACGCGGCCAGCTCGTCCACCCAGGCCCGCGAGTGCTGCGGACCGCGCAGCCGGTCCGGCTGGTCGGCCGAGTAGGCGATGGCCAGCGTCCCGTTCGGCCACGTGAGCCGCCGTTTCGACGGCTCGTAGACCGGCATGAACCGGGGATGACTGCAGGCGATGATGCCTGACGGACCCTCGATCATCACGTCCCGGACATCCGCCGCCGTCCGCCCTACCAGGGCGATCAGTTCCCCGCCGGCCTCCGCCCACTGCCGCACCGTCTCGGCACCCACCCTGGACTTGCCCCACCCGCGTCCCGCGATGATGGCCCAGGTCTGCCAGTCACCGCTCGGCAGCATCTGCGACGGCCGCGCCCAGAAGGGCCAATACCATCGCAGTTCCGCAGCCTGCTCATCAGTCAGACTGCGTAGGAGCCGCTCCCTCCAGGCCGGGTTCCGCGCCGCCCGCTCCGCCAGGCTCGCCTTCCGGGGGTCCCATGCGGGCGAGTATGTCGGCGAGGTCGGCGCGGGCCGCTCTGACATCGACATAGCCGGAGTGCTCCACCCTGTCCTTCACGAGGCCGGAAATCTTCTCAAGCGCCGTCAGCGCCTCGTTCTTGCTCCACCACCGCACCTTGCGCGAAACGCTCGGCTCGCCGTCCTGACCGAGGAACTCGGTCTCCTTCAGCTCGGCGATGGCTGCCCGAGCATCCTCGGGAATGGCGGCCAGCGGCAGGATGTTGCCCTCAGCGTCCATCACCTCGGCGATGTCAGCGAAGGCGATGCGGCAACGCTCTTGGATGATGCGCTCCTGCAGGTGCTCCCACTTGCGCCGCTCCTCCTCGAGCGCCTGGCGCAGAGCCTCCTGCACGTGGGCATACTCGGGAGCATGCGTAAGGGAGTACCCGGTGTCGCTAGCAGAATGGGGGCTGTACCCTGCTCGGCGGGCGGCTCGGGTCTGGTTCCGGTCGCACAGATACTCGCGGATGAACAGCCTCTGCTGGTCCGTGAGCCTACGCTTCTTGGCCACCTCCGCACCGCCTTAACGAAAATAGCCGACTGCGTTTGGGCACAGTGCGGCTACGGTGTTTATACCACACAGATTGAACCCTGGTCAACCTACCCTCGAATCAGATTCACCGGGCCCAGCATTGGCAAAATCCGAGGCACCGGGGGTTCGGGCTTTCTCGGGGTGGTCCGGCCTGGTCAAGCCCCCACCCTTCAGCCGGATCGCTCGTCTGCGGGG